ACTTTTTTGGAAAACCTAACTAGCGTGGTGTAAAATTCGGTTTATAGAAAAGGAGGGCGGTATGGGAATCCCCGAGAACATTGATGCCCTGCTGGTGAAGTTCGATATAACGCAGGAAGCCTTGGCTCGAATTGCCGGGGTCGCGCCATCCTCCGTTAATGGTTGGAGAAACGGAGCAGTGCCTCGAAAAAAATGCAATTGAGCGCATGTGCAAGGAACTTGAGATAACCCGAGATGACATTATGTCTGACGAGTATGGCCTTGCTGCCAAGGAGCACGGGCGCGTCCCGTCTCTCCCGAAGGGTGCCATGCCCGTGTACTCCTCGGGCGAGGCCACCGTCCCGCTGCTCACGCTCGGGCGCGTCCATGCGGGCGCTCTCACGGACGAGGAGGAGGCGGAGCACTGCGTCGAGGTGCCCGCCTCCGTGTGCTCGCGCCATCCGCGCGCGTTCGCGCTCGTGGTTGAGGGCAACTGCATGAACCGCGTCATACCGGAGGGCGCTCACGTGCTCGTCGACCCCGACCGCGAGCCCAGCAACGGCTCCATCGCCGTGGTGGAGACAGAGGCGTACCAGGCGGTCATGCGCCGCTGGTACCGTGGGAGCAGCACGCTCATGCTCACGGCAGACAGCTACGAGGAACAGGAAGACCTCGTGTTCACGATGGACGACGGCCCGGTGCGCGTGATCGGCACCGTGGTTTGGTACCAGTCGCCGAAGGAGATGGAGTAGACATGGGACTTATCAAGGCGCAGAAGGAGCACAACAAGAAGATGCGCGAGGCCATGGCGACCAACGTGGCGGGCAACCTTCTCGAAACGCTCGCACCGCAGGACGGGAAGGTCCACGTGGCGGTGTTCGGTTGCTTCGGCTCGCTCGGAACCGTCTCGGTCATAGCTGCGGACGAGAAGTTCAACCAGCAGGCCGACCTCATCCTGACGCAGATGCAGGACGCGGGCCGCGAGATTGTTGACGTGAAGTTCGACTGCGAGTACGGCATCGGCATGACGAAGACCGGCATAGCCTACCGCGTCATGGTTCTGTACAAGTAGCGAATAAGGCCCCGCGCATATGGGCGGCAACCCTGCGCGAGGCTCTGCAAGATACCAACCCCGAAGGGAGGGTGAACCCATTATATGGCAAGCGCGGTAATCTACGCGCGGTACTCCTCGTCAGGACAGCGCGAGGAGTCGATAGAGGACCAAGTGCGCGTCTGCACGGAGGAGGCGCGCCGAAACGGCGACCGCATCGTGCGGGTGTACGCCGACAGGGCGACCTCCGGCACCACGACGAATCACCGCGCCGCGTTCGCGGAGATGGTTGCGGACAGCGCGCGCGGGTGGTTCGAGAAGGTCTACGTCTACAAGACCGACCGCTTCGCCCGCAACAGGTACGACAGCGCGATCTACAAGACGAAGCTCAAGCGCAACGGCGTGCGCGTGGTCTCGGCCACGGAGCGCATAGAGGACGGTCCGGACGGCATCCTGTTGGAGGCCGTTCTTGAGGGCATGGCGGAGTACTACTCCGCGAACCTCGCCGAGAACGTGAAGCGCGGGTTGCACGGCAACGCCCTCAAGTGCAAGCACAACGGCGTGAGGGTATACGGCCTCGACCTCGGCGGCGATGGCTTCTACCACGCCAACGAGGAGCAGGCGCGCGTGGTGCGCACCATGTTCGAGATGTACGACGCCGGCAGCGGTTTCCCCGAGATAGTGGATACCTTGAGGCCGTGGCGCACGCTCACGGGCAAGCCGTTCGACATGCGCACGATTTCGAAGATGCTGCGAAACGAGAAGTACGCGGGCGTCTACGAGTACGGCGGCACGCGGGTCGAGGACGGCGTGCCGGCCATCGTAGACCGCGAGCTGTTCGACCGCGTGCAGCGCAGGCTCGCGCTGCGTACGAGGAAGAGGAGGGGCACCGTGGAGTACCTGCTTTCTGGCAAGCTGTTCGACGTGGACGGCAACCGCTACCAGAGCAGCAGCGGGCACGGCAAGAGCGGCCGGAAGTACACGTACTACCGATGCCCCGCCACGGGGCACATCGTGCCGCAGGAGAAGCTGGAGCGCGCGGTCGCCGAGGAGGTGCGCGCGTTCCTCGACTCCGACCACGTGGCGAGCATCATCGCCGACCTCGTGATGGAGGAGCAGGAGGCCGCGCTGTCCGACGACCTCGACGCCATGGACGCGCTGCGCAAGCGTCTCGCGGACAACGAGCGCGAGCAGGCGCGCATGGTGGACCTCGCCGCGAAGACGGGCGCGACCGACGCGGTGGCCGCGAAGCTGGACGAGCTGGTGGCGGAGCGCGAGGCGGTCGCCGACGAGCTCGCTGAGCTTGAGAGGGGAACGCCGGTGTTCGACCGCGAGCACGTCGAGTTCTGGGTACACGAGATAGTCGGGAAGAAGGACCCTCTTGAGGTCATCGCGCTGTTCGTGCGGCGCGTGGTGCTCGACCGCGAGGGCGAGCGGTTCCATGTCGAGTTCATAATCGACGGCGGTAGGGGAGATGATGGCCAAGATAGCACGAACCCCCGCCCGGACGCGCCGGATGGGGGTTCGTGTAAGTCGCGACTGGCGGGGTACGTGCGAGTTAGCGCGAACACCTACGCCTACGGTCTGCGCAGAGGCTTTGCCCTGCTCGTCACGGGTGTGGAGTTGTGACTATCACACCACGAGCTGCTGCCCGGGGTAGATGGTGTACGGCGCGGAGATGCCGTTCTTAGCGGCGATGTCCTTCCAGTCGATGCCAAGCTCCGCGCCGATCTCGGACAGGGTATCGCCACTCTTGACCGTGTAGGTCTTGGCGGACGAAGCGCCGAGCCTCGCGTTGACCTTCTCCTGAACCTCGTCGTACCGAGCGCCCATGGCGCGCTTGCGGGTCTCGCCGTTGCCCCACTCGCCGTCGATGACCTCCTGGGCGAGCGTTGACGCGCTGGCGGTGAGCACGTGGTTGACGAGCGCCTGAATCTCGTCGTATCGGCTGCCGAGCTTGGCCCTGCGAACGTCCCCGTTGCCGGCGTCCCCGGCGAGCACGTCTCCGACGAGCTCGGAGGCGCTGCGCGTGAGGTCGAGGGTCGTATCGTCCGCCACGTCCCCGCCGGTCGGCTTTCCGGAAACCGCGTCCGTGGTGAAGCTGGCGAGCGTCCGGTTCCCGTTGAGCGCGTTGCAGTCAACGTTGCCGCTGATTCCGGGAACCTCGCCCGCGCTCGTGAACTGCCAGAGGTCGCAGTAGTGCTTCGGGGGCGTGTGCGCCTTGCCGTCGTTCACGCCGTAGGTGGGAATCCAGCGCCACTTCTCGCCGTAGTCCTCGCCGCCGTACTCGGAATAGAGGTGGTTGGCGATGTAGATGCCGTTGTCGAGGCCGGAGGCGTTGAGCGTGGCCATGGCGCTCTTTATGTTGGCCTTGCTCTGGCCGGACACCTCGACGTCGAGCACGTAGCCGCGCTGCTTGGTGGCTCCGGCGGACTTTGCACGGGACACCATGCGCGCGGCCTCGACGGCCCCGCCGTTGCGGTAGAAGCCGTAGAGGTAGTACGGGATGCCCTGCTGCTCGCACCCCGAGATGTTCTGGCGCAGGCGCTCGTCAAGATAGGTGCCGTCCTGCACCCTGATGATCGCGAAGTGGACGTTGCCCTTGACGGTCACCCAGGCGATTCCGCCCTGCCACTCGGAGATGTCGATGATGGTTGGAAGGATGCCCGCCATCACTCATCACGCCCCTCGCACTTGTCGCCCATCTTGCAGTTCTCCGGCTCCTGCTCGTCCTCGCCGGGCGCGTCGAAGATGGTCTTGATCTTGCTCTCGTCGCTCATGTCAGTTCCCCTCTCTGATCGCGTAGAAGTAGGAGCCCCACTCGATTGCCCTGAACCGCTCCCAGCTGATGGGTGCTTGCAGGGTCGGGTCGTCGGGGTCTCTGATGTAGACGCCCTCTTCGTCGCACTTCCAGATGAGGAGGACGTGGCCGCCGTACTCCTTGCCGCCCTCGTAGACGGATCCCTCCATGCCGGCGAACAGCATCCAGCCGTCGCGCAGGTGGCTCTCGGCGTCTTCGAGCGTCCATAGGTCTTGGTACTCGAATCCGTAGAGGGCTTGAAGCTCCTCGCAGAAGCGCCCCATGTGGTTCACGCCGCCGTCGATGCAGCGGTTGCCGACGAGGTTCAGGAGGACGGGCGGGGTAATCTCCTCGCCTGTCAGGTAGCTCGCGGCCATGGCGGCGCAACAAAGGCCGCATCCGGATTCGGCGACGCAACCATCGGCTGTCGCGTACGGAAGCCCTCCCCACCGCTCGTCCGCCTGGTAGTAGAGCGGGGGTTCCGGGGCGGGCGTGTCGCGCACGACGATCTGGCTCTGCTCTAGTGCCTCCTGCCGCTCCTGCGTCTCGGCGAGCGCCTGCGCGCCCTGTCCGGAGTGGTCGAGCATGAGCCATCCCCACCAGCAGGTCGCGGCGAGCGCGCCGGTGAGGAGCGCGGCGGCCAGCTTGAGCCTCGACATGCCGCGCCTACTTGCTCTTGAGCGCCTTGAACTCGGACACGCCGATGAGCGCGCCGATGAAGAGCCCGAGGATGCTGCACGTCTGGCTGATCTCATCCGGCATCGGCAGCCCCCAGATTCCCGCGAGCGCCTGGTAGAAGACGGCGATGAGCGGGAGCAGGAGGAGAGCCGCCCACTTGAGGGCGAGGTACAGCTTCTCGGGGAGGACGTACTTGGGATAGTCCTGCACCTCCGCGTCCTCCGGGATGTCGATGTCGCGTGTCGTGTACTCGGCCATGTCGGCCTCCTTTCCTCTAGGCCGCGTGCGCGGCCATGATCTCCTTGTAGAGGGCGGTGCCGGAGCCGTTGCCCCCGATGCCGTGGTACTCGGTGTAGACTTCCTCGGCCTCCTGCTTCTCCGCAGGCGTGCAGGGCACCCCGTCCACCACGTACCGCCGGTGCATGTCGGCCAGGCGGCAGTAGAGGAGCGTCCGCAGGATGCGCCTCGTCATGTCCCTGTCCTCCATGGACGCCTTCTGGGCCTCCGCGCGCTCCTTGGCCGCGCCCTTGAGCCCGCCCATGGCCCAGCCGACGGCGATGCTCACCGCCGAGGTGATGGCCGTCACGGCTATCTGCGAGAGAAACGGGTCCATGGTCACCTCCTTCCGATCTGCTGCATCATCTCGGAGGTGTCGCATACGAGAAGCGCCCCCGCAGGGGCGCTCGATTCGGGTTATTCGGAGAGTTCCCATCCCGCCGGGTAGGCGTCCGGCGACCATGTGTTGCCGTCGATCTTGGACACGTACACGGGACCGGATTCGTCCGGGTAGTGGACCTTGTCCCCCGTGTTGTAGGCGTCGTGCGCGCCGGTCGGCTGCTGCCACACGGGGATGCTGTCGCCCGCGAGCGTGATGTGCGTGTAAAGGCTCTCCGTGCCGCTCCCGGGCACCCACTGCGCCTGCGAGGTGTGGTCCTGCGCAACGCGGTAGACCTCGCCCTCGTACGTGAGCAGGTCGCCCTTCTTGTAGTCCCTGCCGACCTCGTACGCCGGGATGAGGCCGGAGACGCTGATGGCCTGCTCGTCGGTGAGGCTCGCGGCCATGGTCTGTATGGAGAGCGTCGCGGCGGTGCGAATCTGCGCGAGCTGCGACGCCGATGCGGTGAACGTCTTGGCGATGACTTCAAGGGCGGCGATGCGCTCGTCCTGCGGGGTTTCCGCAGCCACGGCCTCGTCCCACAACTCGTCGAAGGCGGCCTCCGCCTCCTCCTGCGTCATCGCCTTGACGATGTGGGCCTCGTCCGCCGTGTACTGCGTGTAGGGCTCCCCGCCGTCATCTGGCGTCACTTCCTCCTGCTGGATGTTCTTGCGGAGCCAGATGTCCGCCTGCCCGTCAGGGCGCTGCTCGACCTTAACGGCGTCGAGCGGTGTCGCCGATGTTGTCTTTTGCATGCGCGCTCCTCGATACGTACCGCCTTGCGGCCCGCATCGTAGCGTGCATGTCGTTCCTCGCCATGAGGTCGTCACAGTCCGCGTGCTTGAAGTACCCCATGTAGCTGGTGACGCGCCTCGCCCTGCGCAGGCACGGCTTTCGGTCGAAGCGCCTGAACGCGCGCATGCCGCGCAGGAACGTGCCGGCGCGGACCTCGACGTGCGACGGCCTCACGGCGTATCCCGCCATGTCGATGGGCTCGTCCTCTCCCACGCGGCATATCTTCCACGGCTTGAGTTCAAGACCCAGCTCGCTCCTCATGTACCTCTCAAGCGAGCGGGCTGCGGCCTTGAGGTCGCGCTTGTCGTTGCCCATCAGAAGCACATCGTCCATGTACCACAGCTGGTGCGCAACCAGCGCCCGTTTCTTTCCACGCCTTTCCTTGTGCAGCCCCTCGACGTGGTGGTACGCGAACGACAGAACGAGCTGTTCGGCGCGCAGCGAGAAGTAGCTGCCGATCTCAAGGCCGCCGCCCGTGTAGGTGGCGAGGAGCGATTCGATGCAGTAGAGGACGTCAGGCGAGGCGACGTACTTGCGGAATATCCCCAGCACGACGTCGTGCCTGGTGGAGGGGTAGCACTTTCGCACGTCCATCTTGACGAAGAAGCGAGGACCCCCCCCTGTCACCCATTTACGAATGGTGCGCATGGTGAAGGTCGCCCCCTTTCCCTTCACGCTCGACGCCTGGTAGTGCCCAACCCGCGCCTTGAGAAAATCGGCGCAGCAGTGGACCACGACGTAATCGACGAGCTGCTGCTTCACGGAGGACACGCCGATGGTGCGCACCTTTCCGTTCGTCGGCTCTATGTGGTCGTAGCGATGGATGGGCTCGAACGCAAGCCGGCGCTCCTCGATCTCGCGCGCCACCTCGTCTATGAGGTTCGCCGCGCTCCCGTGCTCATGCGCGACGCGCCATGCGTTCTTCTTTCCCGCAGGGGCCTCGCTCCATTCGCGGTACGCCTCCTCCACGATGGCGCGATCGATTCTGAGGCCCCTGCAGTACGTCTTCATTCCGACCGGTTCACCTCTCTGGTTGCCGTCCGAGCGTTCGCCTGAGCTACCAGCCCGGTGGTCGTGGCCATTTCCGTCGGTTGACGAGGCATGCCCGCTGCCTCCCGTTTCCGATCGGCGCGGGTAGACGCGGCGTAATGAGAGCGAGGCGCATGTCAACCAGATTGGCGCGACCCGATGTTCCACCTGGCGTTCGACAGGGCGTTGTTGCCGTTGACGTACCACAGGCCCGCGTTCGGGCCGTTGTTCAAGTTGCCCAGCGAGTGGAACAGAAAACATCGGGAGCCGTCGCCGCGAATCCCTGCGCGCGATTATACCGCATACCCTTTAAGAGGGGGCTTCGCCCCCTCTCGCCTTGCGGCGATTCACCCCCTTGAGCGACCAGTGCCAGAGAGGCGCGACCCGATGCCCCACCCGGCGCGCGACAGGGCGTAGTAGCCGTAGACGCACCACAGGCCCGCGCCCGGGCCGTCGTACAAGTCGCCCAGCGAGAGGAACTCTCGCTCCGCGTTGGTCGTCTGTGCGTTCGTGTAGGTGCCGTCGCATACGCCTGTGGTCGTAGATGCCCCGGAGCCGGTGCCGACCAGCATGCCACCGGCGTTCGAGAGGCGCGCCGGGTACTTCCATCCCTCGGACGCCGACACCGGCAGGTCCACTCCCGTGTCAACGTAGTCCGCGCTGATGCTCGACGCCTCCTTCTTGGTGTCGTGCAGCACCATGAGGTTGCAGGCGGAGCCGTCGTACTTGAGCGCCACGCCGCTCATGACCTCGTACATGCCCATGGCCGTCTCGATGCCCTGCAGGGAGAACGGCTCCTTGGCGTTCGTGCGGGACGTGGGGGAGCCGTCGCCTTGCACTCCGTCGCAGCAGCCCGTCGGCCATGGCGCGGTGAACACCGTGTTGCCCACGGCGGTGGTCGCGGCGCGGTCGAGGATGAGCCTATCGTTGCTCTCGTCGTGACCCTCGATGCGCTTGATGATGCCGTAGTCCAGCACGTCGTGGGCGGCGGCTGCGCCACGATCGGCGCTTGTGCCGCCCGTCCCGATCATGACTGCGCTGCCCGCCACGTACCCGTGGTTCTTGGCCACCACCACGTAGCTCTGGTTCGACGCCGCGACGGCCACGGGCTTGATGATGTTGTAGCTCGTGCAGCCTTGGAACACGCTCTGGCTGTTCTTGGTGGCGTATTTCATCAGGAACATGACCTTGAGGTACCAGTCGTCCGCGATGCTGCGGCCGCTGTAGCCGGTGGTCGCCGTCTTGCAGATGGTGACGAGCGAGTTGTGGCTGACGTCGCGGGTGCGCGGCTGCGCCCCCGACACGCTCGCGGCCTCGCCGTCGTAGGTCGAGAGCGCGTACTTGGCGTACAGCATGCAGGGGCGGAGACTCCCGTCGGGCAGCTCCGCACCGGGCTGCGGCGAGAAGCCGGGGAGCTGCGTGTCGGAGATGGAGATGACCGTGTAGTCGCCCTCGGAATCGTCCGCGACCTTCCAGAACAGCACCGGCGCGAGCACCCAGACGTTCCCGTTGCCGCCGGTGCGAGCGAACATGCCGTCGCCCGAGATGGCGGTGACGTGGGGAACGCCGTCGGCGTCCACCGTCGCGTTGCAGTCGATGTGGAAGAAGGGGGCGATGGCGGAGTACGAGTCGATGGCGGCCGCCGTATTGCTTCCGGGCGTCGGCACGGCGACGCCCTCGTTGGCGTCGGCCTTGACGCACGCCACGGCGCTGCCCGTCGGCACCTTCACCGTGTAGATGCGCCCGTCGCGCATGGAGCGCAGCCACTTGTCGACGCCGGCGTACTCGCCCGCCTCGTCGTCGTAGGACAGGAGGGATCCGCGCGCCATCGCCTCAAGCGCGGCGGCGATGCGCTGCCCGGTCTCGTCGCTCATGATGTGGGTCTTGCTCGCCATGCTAGTCCTCGCTTTCGTCTGTCAGGGTCAGGTAGTTGATGTCGCCCACTTGGTCGTAGGAGATGAAGATGGTCTTGTCCTGCGAGACCATGCCGGCGGCCGCTATGGCCTCCTCGGCGGCGTCGCGGGCGTCGGACGCCGCGCTGTTCGCGGAGCTTGCGGCGCTGTTGGCGCTGCTCGCCGCGCTGTTCGCGGACGTGGTGGCCTTGTTCGCGGAGCTTGCCGCCGATGTCGCCGAGGCGGCGGCGTCCTGCGCGTCCTCCGCTGCGGCTAGCGCGTCGCTCGCCGCGTCGTTGGCCTTGCCGGCGGCGCTGTTGGCGCTGTTCGTTGCCGTCTGCATCTGCGACTTGATGGAGTTGAGCTGCGAGATTAGCTGCTCGACCTCCGAGACGTACGGACCCGTCGCGCCTCCGCTCGCGGCCTCGGCGTTCGGTAGCACGTTTATCCAGATGTCCGGCGTGGTCTCGACCTTCCCGCTCACGGTGAGGCGGAAGTACGCCGTCTTGATGATTCCCGGCACGCTGAGGAACTTGGGGTCGAGCGTGACCGTCACCGTGTTTCCCGAAACGCTCGCGCTCTGGTCGGCGTAGGTGTGGTCGGGCTTCAACGCCTGGAATCGAGCGGTCGCGCCCGTTAGCGCCGCGCCGTCCTTGAGCACCGTGGCCTTGATGACCGTTCCGGTGTCTCCCACGCGCGCCGTGATGATCTCGGCGGCGAGCGCCGAGGACTTGTCGACGTCAAGCGTCAGCTCATGCGTCGCCATCTTCTCCTCCTTCCATCAGCTTGGCTGCCGCATCGTTCAGCGCGGCCTCTTCCGCAGGACCCATGAGTCCCGCCATGGCCATCGCCATGGACGCGACGGCAGCGGTCATGGCGTGGTCGTCCTGCGCGGTGAGGTTGATGCTTGCCTCCTTCGCCTTGGGCTGCTCTGCGTAGGTTGGTTCTGGTGTTTGCTTTGGTTCCCTGCTATCCATCCGGTTCCTCCCATTGGGGCCAGCTAGTGCATATACCGTTGATGAAGCTGACGGTTCCGTACGTCCACCGCACGCCGCCGTTTCCGTTGTCGGCGATTGTGAGTACCACGTTCCTGCTGCCGGTGATGCCGTAGGTTCCTCCGCTGTTCGGATCGGTTCCGATGGCGAACCTCGGCGCTCTGATTCGGGCGGTTCCGGTGCTGTCGAGGTCTAGGCGGTCGTCATCTATGTAGACTTGATCGTCGTCGCTGTTGCGCAGCGCGACGAATCCGGCACCCCCTCCGCTGCTGCCAGATGCCCGCATGTATAGCTCTTGCGGTGGTTGGCTCATATACCCTTTGTATACGGGCGGATACAGCCACAGCTGGCGGTAGTACCTGTTTGCGTGAAGGAAGCCGTAGTCGAGCGTTGACATCCCGCAGCCGTCCGTCGAGGACGAGTCGGGGCTGTCGACCGCATGAACAGCTTCGACCTCGAAGTAGTTGGTGCTCCCCTTGATAAACGACGCGCCGGAGTTTCCGCTAACGGTTGTACCGGTCGTGATGTAGTTGGACGATGATGTGCCGACCATGTTGCAACGGAACATTGCGGTCCCGTCGCTCATGATGACGGTGCCCGCGATGATCCGGTTGCCGCTGTCTCGAATCTGGAAGCCGTTCGTGGCGTTGATGTACACCTTGTTGTTGTTCGCGTCGGTGATGAGGATGTTGCCGCTGCGCAGGTAGAAGGTGCCGCTGTCGAGGTCCCAGTAGCTGCTTCCGCCGACGATTCGTCCGGTCACGATCTGGTCGGCGTTGATGCCGTCGCCGTCGATTGCCGTCCTGAACACCCAGTTGCCGGACGAGCTCTTCTGGTTCGACACGCCGATGACCCCGCCGCCTATCTTCACGCACTGCGTGGCGTTGGGCGGCTCTCGGTCGTAGACCATGATGCCCTGCCCGGGCTCCTCGTACACCCACCCGCCCGTGGTGTTAAGCTCATCGTTGAGCATGTCGATGATCTGGTCGCGGATGTCGTCCGGCACCTTCGACAGCTCGCTCTCAAGGGCGTCGATGGCGTTGGTGGCGGCGTCGAGCGACGCGTCGAGCGCGTCCGTGATGCTCTCAAGGTACTGCTTGTTCGCCTCGTCGATGGCCCGCAGCGCCTCCTCGCTCTGCTGGATGGAGGTCTGCGTGTAGAGGCGCAGCACCTCGTCGAGGTTGAGGATGCCGTCGTCGGTGTACTGCTTGAGCAGGTCTTCGAGCGTGGTGTCGCCGTTGTCCGCGTACTCCTTGAGCGCGGCGTCCAGCTCCTCCGCGATCTCGTCGGAGTAGTCCTTCGCGGCGTCCGTCGCGCCCTGCTGCGCGCTCTCGGCCTTGTCGCTCGCGAACGCCTCAAGGTACGCCTGCGTCTGCGTGAGGTTCGCGCCCCACTTGTCGGAGGACGCCGCGTTCGAGCTGTTCACCGCGTCGGTGATGGTCTGCTTGAGGTTGGAGTTTGCCTTCTGGATGTTCGACTTCTGCGCGGCGAGGATTTCGCCCACGGTCTGGTAGTTGCCGATGGTGTAGGTCGCCTTGCCCTCGACGAGCTGGTCTTCCTCGACCTTCGTGATGCGCGCCTGCACGCGCAGCGGCGGGTCGTACACCTCGTCGACCACGAGCACGGTGTCGCCCTCGTCCGCGCCCTCGAACCCCTCGCCGGCGCGCGCGAGCGATACGGCGTCAGCCTCGTAGGAGACGGTCGGCGCGCACCTGCTCGCAAGCTCCTCCTTGGTGAGCCTCAGCAGCTCGCTCTGGTCCTCGCAGTCCTCGAACTCGACCTCACCGAAGACGTGGGCCTTGCCGCCCTTGCCGTCGGGCCGGCCCCAGCGTTCGAGCGCGTCGGCGTCGCCCACCCAGTTCTGCCCGCCGTTCACGTCGCCGAAGGTCAGCTTGCGCTCGTACCCGCCGGTGAGGTTGCCGTCCTCGTCGGTGTTCTCCGGTGCCTTGCCGTATCCGTAGAGGGCGGTCACGACGTTTCCCTCGTCGATCTCGCGCTTAACGCTCACGAGGTCCTTGGTGTAGGTGAACCGCTTGCCGGTGTCCCCTCCCACGCGCTCGCGCAGGTGCACGCGGCGCGACGTGATCTTCGTGCCGCTCACGGCGATCTCGAACTCGAGCTCGCCGCCCCACGTGTCCGCCACGTCGTGGATGGCCTGCCACGCGTTGGTGTGGTAGAAGTTCGTGCCGTTCTGCCCGAGGTCGGCGACGTCGCCGACCGTCCAGCGGCTCGCGGACAGCGCGGATGCCATGGCGACGCTCGCCGTGGTGTTCAGCGGGCGCTTGTCCTCAAGGTAGTCGCCGGACAGCTCCACCTGCGCAGAGTTAGGGCAGTAGTAGGTGTAGATGATTCCCGCGTTGGCGCGCTCCTCGGTCACGCCGTCCACGATGTTCTCGCGCCAGCGCCCCTTGAGGTCCTGCCACACGATGCGGTCGCCCTTCTCAAGGTGAGCGAGGCATATGAGGGATATGGCGTTCTCCCCGTTGACCTCGCGCGTGTCCACACAGGAGAACAGCGTTTTGATCGGTCCTTTGAAGTTCTCGAACCTGTCCGTGACCCACAGCTTCATCAGCCCACGTGCCTCTCGGTGTACTCGATGGTGCCGCTTCCGCTCGACAGGCGCAGGCTGTTGCCGCCCGGTTGCAGGGCGAAGTAGTCGCTGTCGTAGTCCACGGCGTGGTTCGTCCCGTTCACGGTTGTCTGCTCGTTCTCCATGTCGAACACGACCTCGATGGAGGAGGAGAGCGAGGCGGTCACCTGCACGAACTGGCCGGTGTCCATGTTCGTCAGCTTGAGGTAGCTCACGTTTCCGCCGGCCTTGCACCTGATAATCGGCTTGGTCTCGTAGGAGCCGCCGACCATGAGCGTGGTGTTGTATCCTACGGCTCCAGTCTTCTTTGCCCCGTATGCGATGGGGTCGTACGCGGTGAACTCAAGGTCGGCGCTGCCCGTGTGCCACAGGTTGTCGAGTTCTCCGGGGGAGGTGAGCACCGCCATGTAGTGCATGCCAAGGTGCCGCTCGTCGTCCAGCACGAGCGGCGCTTCCTTGAGGCACATGAGGCGCGCGACCATGGTGCGGCGCAGCGCGGCCATGTCGTCGGCTGGTCGCGCCCTCCACTTCGCCCGCACCGTGATGGCGAGCGGCTTGAGCTTCGCGCGCATGAACCGCTCGCCAGGCCTTCCGGGCAGGTCCTCTGTCTCCACGTCGTACTCGGGCATGAGCGAGCGCGTGATGAGCCTCGTGTCGAACCACGGGGAGAAGTCGAAGCCGTTGTATATCACGCGAACGCCCCCTGCCTTAGCTCTGCGCGCTTGATTTCCTTCGCGATCTCGCGGGACAGCTTGCGGATGTCCGCCTCCTCCCGCACGGTCGCGTACACGTTGATGGTCACATTCGTGTCGCCGCTGCCCTTGCCCAGGCTTTCGAGCCGGTCGGCGATGCCCTCCGCGAGAGGTGCAGCGCCGCGCTTGTTGAACGGCACGACGGCCTCGCGCCCCGCTTCGCCCACGCCGATGACGCTCGGCCCGTTGAACACGCCGCCCTTCGCGTACCACTCGACGCGGAGCGTGGCTGGGTTCGGGATGCTGCCGAGCAGCGGAACGCTGATGAGGTCGTAGTGGATGTGCGGCAGCGGGATGTGCGGCCACGAGATGCGGAAGTTGAAGAAGCCCTTGATGGCGCTGATGACGCCGGAGACCACGTTCTTCGCCCCGTTCATGGCGTTGCTCACGGCGGACTCGATGCCGGAGAAGATGCCCTGCACCACGGACAGCGCCGTGTTCAGTCCGTTCTGCACCGTCGTCACCACGCCGTTGATGGCACCGCTCACCACGCCCATGATGACGTTCCACGCGCCGGAGACGATGCCCGTGATGCCGGACATGATTCCGTCGATGCCCGCCTGCATCTGCGAGAAGTCGCCCGTCACGATGCCGTTGATGAGGCCCAGCACGGTCTGGAAGATTCCCTGTATGAGCGTCCACGCGCCCTGGATGATCTGCGCGATGCCGTTCATGACGCTGGTGATGGTGGAGAGTATCACCTGGAACGTGTTGCCGACGTTCTGCAAGAGCTGCTGCAGGATGGGGACTGCCACGGCGATGATGAACTGGAAGCCCGCGCTCACGATGGGCATGATGACGTTCATGGCCTGCGTGACCGCGTTGGAGATGGCCGCCCACGCCTGCTGGACGTACGGCTGCAGCTGCGCGATGACGCCCTGAATGGTTCCCCAGATGGCGTTCCATGCCTCGGTGACCGCCGTGCGGAACCCCTCGTTGGTGTTCCACAGGTACACGATTGCCGCCGTGAGGCCCGCGAGCACGTCGAGCACGATTCCCACCGGCCCGGTCAGCGCCGTGAGAGCACCGCCGAGGACGCCCGCGGAGCCCGCTGCCGCCCCCGTTGCGGCCGTTGCGCCCCCGACCGCTGTGGTGATCGCCGGGATGACCGTCAGGAGGTTGCCTGCCACGGACAGCACGGGCCCGATGGCGGCGAGTATCCCCGCGATGGCGAGCACGGCCATCTGGCCGCCCTCGCCGATGCCGTCGAACCACTCGCCGAACGACTTCACGACGCCCGCGACGTTGGTGGCGATATTGAGGAGCGGCTGCCCGAGCGGTTCGATAGCCCCTTGCAGCTCGCGCATGGCGGACGCCGCCTTGCCTGCGAAGCTGTCCGAGGCGCTGTCCGCCGCCTCCTGGGCCGCGCCGGCCACGTCGCCGTACTTGTTCTCGACGCCAGCGAGGCTCGTAATCATGCCCATGGCGTTGTCCTCGCCGAGGCTCGACCACAGCGTGGAGGCGAGGTTCGCCTTGTCGTAGCCGTCGGGCATCTTCGCGAGCTCTCCCAGCACGGCCTCGAAAACCTGCTGGCCGGTGGCCCCTCCCTCTTTCCAGCTCTCGAAGAGCTGCTGGGTGGATTCGCTGAACCGGCCGATGCTCTCGTCCATGCGACCGTCCACGAGCGAGGTCTGGAACTCGTTTAGGAAGTCGTTCACCTTGTCGAGGTTGTACGCGCCGCTCTCGGTGCCCGCCTTGAGGATGGAGAAGTACTCCTGGGCAGAGAAGCCCATCTGCGCGAAGCGAGGGCCGTACTCCGCGAGGTTGTCGCCGAGCTCGTCGCTGTAGTTGAGCCCGTCCTGAGCGCCCGCGACGAACAGGTCCATGGCGTCCTGCGCGGACAGGCCGAAGCCGTCCATGAGCGCGTTCACGCCGCGTATGCTCTCGTTGACGTCCATGCCGAGCGTGTCCGAGAGCGTCAGCACCGACTGCGTGACGTACGCGAGGTCGGCGTCGTTGAGGTCTCCGAGGTTCTGGCGCACGGAGATGAGGGCATCGTCCACGAGTTCGAGCGATTGGCCGAAGCCGTTCTCGTAGATGCCCTCGCCCACGTCTCCCAGTCGCTCGGCCTCGTCGGCGGTGAGGCCGAGGGCGGACTGTATGCGGGCGGTCGCCTGCTCGTAGTTGGACGCGGTGGAGAAGGCCGCCGCGCCGGCGGCGACGATGGGCGTCGTGAGGCCGACCGTCGCGGCGGTTCCCGCGCTCTTGAGCGAGCCGGACAGCTTCTGCGCCGCCTTGTCGCCCTCCGTTATCCCTTTCCAGCTAACGCCGTTCAGGCTGCTGTTTACGTCCTTGACGCCCTTCTCGACCTTACTGGTGTCGAGTACGGCCTCGATGATTACGGAGCCGTCAGCTGCCATGTGCTCACCTCGCTGCGCGCTTGAGTGCGGCGAACGCGTCGTTCATCGCCGCGTCGTTCCCTTCGTTCTTCGCGCCGTGTGAGCTACGGCTTCTCGCGCCGAGCGCGTAGGCCCTGTGGAGGCGGTCCCACTGCTCGACTTCCTTCTTGTTGTGCTTCGTCGGCTTCGGCCTCGTGTTCGGGTTCCTGTAGTAGATGGCGCGTCCCAGCGGCGTGTCGGCGGAGCACCCGCCGACCAGGGCCACGAACTCCGCGAAGCCGATGCTCCCGCGCACCTCGTCCCAGTCGATGCCGTACTCGGCGCGGAAGCTGATGCGGATGAGGGCGGCGTCTTCCTCCGGGTCCCACAGGGGCCTCTCGTGCGGCTTGTCGCCCGCGAGGTCGATCCCGCACACGTCCCAGACGGCGGCCGCTATGAGCTTGCCGAACTCCGCGCCGTCGTAGTCGCACGCTGTGTAGGCGTCGCCCCAGTCGGCGAAGAACAGCGGTATGAACTCCCGGCTCTTCTCGTCGGCGTCCATCTCTGGGTCCTGCAGGAGCTCGATGCACCGCAGGATGGTCAGCGCGTCGTCGCGTATCAGGACGTCCTCGCCGCGCCACTCGTACGGTGTCGCGCTCCCGCCTTCCGGCAGCTTGACGCGCCGCGAGGTGAGGCCGTTCGCGTTCACTTGCGGTGCTTCTTCTTGCCGCCCTGCACCGCGTTGAACTGGGCGCGGCCGGGCTGCTGGCTTCGCAGGAACTCGGCCGTCTTCTTGCTCTCCTGCGAGTAGTAGAGCCCGCAGGCGCGCAGCTGCTCGTTGGTCGCCTTGCGGCCGAGCAGCATCATCAGCTGGGCGAACACCTCGCCAAGCGCGCTTACGTGCTTCGCCGGGTCGATGGCCTCTCCGTCGCCCATCCATTCGAGCAGCTTCTGGTACCCGTCCGGGCCGATGAAGGCGACGATGACGCGCTTCTGCAGGTGGACCATCATCTCCGTGACCTCGGCCCGCTCGTCCGGCGTGCCCGCCGCCTTCGCCTTGCGGTCGAGGCTCTGGGCGCGGTCGATGGCGTTCGCCACCTTGCCCAGCATCTCCTCGATGCTCCGGTCGTCGAAGTACACGCGGAATCGCGGGGTGGACGGGTTGTCCATCGGGTCTTCGAAGTAGATGTCCTCGTAGGGGCGCGACATGCGCAGGATTTCCATGGCCGCTCCTTTCTCTGCCCGTGAGCTAGGCACAAAAAGAGGGGCGCGGGCCGCTCACTAGCCCGCGCCCCCGTGAATCGGAGGTTATGAGAGGTGTCGCACTAGGCGGCTGCCTCCACGGTCACCTCGACCTCGCACATAACGGACGGCTTGGACGCGCAGCGCACGACCACCTTGCAGGTGCCCTCCTTCACGCCGGTCACGTTGCCGTCGCTGTCCACGGTCGCGACGTCCGTGTCGCCGGACGCGAAGAAGCACTTCGGGTTCGCGTCCGTGGGAGTGACGGACGGCGTGATCTTCTGCTTCGCGCCTACATTCACAGTCGCCTCGGAGGCGGTGACCTCCTCGGGCAGCTTGAGCTTGTTGGCGGGCGTGTACTTCGGGGAGCCCGCCGTCGCGATGGTGCAGGTGAACGCGCCGAGCGCGGACGCCTCGCCCTGGCCGCTGTTCGGCGTGAGGTTGAGCAGCGTGCAGTCGCCCTCGATCGTGTCCCCGTTGGGGGACGTGTGGCGGAACTGCGTCTTGCGGCCGTCGCCCGTCTCAAGGGCGCGGCTCGCGATGAAGTCCTGCGCCGGGTCGCCGTAGCAGCGGTCGCCGGTGACCTCGTACTGAATCTGGGTGCTGGTAACGTCGGTGGTCGGCGTGCCGTACCCGTCGTAGTAGTCCTTGTCCTCCGTGCTCTCGTTGGGGGACGGGGCGATTTCGGTGATTCCGCGCGAGAGGATTGCCCATGTCAGGGACGCCTCCTCCGGCGTGATGTTGATCTCCAGGGCGTTCGCGTAGTTGCGCGCGAAGCCGAGGTCGCTCTTTGCCATGGTTGGCTCCTTCCTAGTTTCGGATGATCTGGACGACGAGGCGCGCGGCCCACACGTGCCTGCGGTCCGTGCCGACGGACAGCTCCTCGATGTCGCCGTCGGGCTCCGCGGGGTACGCGGGGTCGGCGAGTTCGTAGGAGCCGTTCGCGCTGGACAGGTCGGCCGTGCGCAGGACCTCGACGGCGCGCTCGCACTCCGCCATGGCCTTGAGCGGGTCGAGGTCCTTGGCGATGACCTGCAGGGTGAGGTCGATGCGGCGCGTCCCGTCGAAGTACGTGGCTACGGTGCGCGGGGGCATCATGCGGACGACCACGCCGTCCTTGCCGGTGATGCGGTCTATGCGCTGCCCCAGCGCGTCGATTCCCGCCGCCTTGAGGGCGTCCACCGCCCTCGTGCAGATGTCGATGGTCTCGGTCATTTCTCCTCCATGAGCTTATGGGCGAACGCGTCCCACGCGCTCATACGCTCCTTCTTGGCCTCCTCGGGCCAGTGGGAGCGCGCGTTCGGGTTCTTGGTCTTTCGGATGCTCGTCTGCGGGAGGTCGTGGACGTGCTGGGCGTACGGCGTGTCCCATTCGATGCGGCCTGCGGCGTAGTCGCTCGCAAGCGCCTCCGAATCCTGCAGCGTGCCTTCGTCGCGCGGCACGTAGTCGCGCATCTCGAACGCCACACGGGACGCGAACGCCTCCTGCTTGGCCTTGAGCTGTTCGGGGCCGAACCTGCGCTCGATGCCGGACAGGTCGATCTTGATGTTGCACGCGGCCGCCTTGCTCACTGCACGTCCACCTCCCAGTGGTGCGGCGTCCCGTCTGGGTGGTCGCACCGCTGCACGGCCGCGACGGCGTGGAGCTCCCCGTCGAAGCCGATGAGGTCGCCTTCCGAGACCTGCCCCGCGTACTCCGTCGCGTCGATGAAGACGCGCGCCGAGCACCCGGCGGTCAGCTGGTAGTCGTTGGGGGAAAGCTGCGCGCTCCTGTCGATGCGGCACCGGTCTATCGCCTCCGGCTCTCCGAGCCCGCTTTCCGTCTGCCGCTTGAGCTCTATGCTCTCGCACCGCATGAAGGGCGGGATGGGCGGTATGCGCATGCCGCTCACCCCAGCCCCATGTAGAGCAGCCCGCTGCCCACGAGCTCCCCGTCCACCGCCCGCGCCATGTCGGTTTCCCACGACGAGCCTCCGTCCGCGCCGAAGCTCATGGACACGGTGCCCGTGGTGACCGATGCGAGGCCGCCGGTTCCTCCGGTCGCGCCGTAGGCCGCATCGACGTCGCACGCCGCGCACACGGCGCGACGATAGGCGTCCGGGTCGTCCTGCGGGTCATTCGGCCAGATGCGGCCGCGCACGAACGCAAGGGCGTGGGGGAGGGCGGCCTTGAAGCCGCCCTCGCTTAGCGAGCCGCCGTACCCCTCGGAATAGAAGGCGTATGTGACCTCCGGGGCCGCCATGCTACGCGCCCGCCGCTGCGGTGTGGGCGTAGATGAGGGGCTTCTTCTCGGAGAGCACCCACGCGTCGTGGTACAGGCGGTACTGCCACTTGTGCGCGTCCTTGTCCTGGTTCACGTCGGGCGCGAAGTAGCGCATCTTCTCGGTCTTCTTGATCTGGCACACGGCCTCCGGCTTGAGCATCAGGAAGTTGACGGCCACCGCGTCGGTCGAGACCTTGCCGGTGACGTGCGTCTGGTCGGAGTCCTCCTTCTTGGTCGCCGCGAAGCCGTCCGCGCCGAGCGTGAAGGAGGTCTTGAAGCGGGAGGACGGCACGGTCTTGATGCGCATGCCGTCGAAGGTCTCGAACCGGGTGTCCGGGTCCTCGCCCGCGCCGAAGCGCCACGGCACCGCCGTCTTGAGCAGGCCCTTGATGGCGGAGGTGAGGTAGAGCAGCGCGCCGTCGATGGACGCCACGTCCTCGATGGCCGCCTCGGCGGTGAGGATGGCTTCGAGCACCTGCTTGTCGGTCGTGAGGTTCGCCGCGACGGTGGTGCCTGCGTTGGCCGCGTAGGTGGACAGGCGCACGGCGTCCATCTCGGGCACCACCTTGTCGCGCACGAACTTGCCGAACATGTTGAGGGTTACCACCTCAAGCGTCTCGGCGTTGTCCATGTCGTCCACCTCGAACGCCTTGCCGCGATCGTAGCGCAGCTTGTAGGGCTCCCAGTCGATGGAGATGTCGCCGGTGGGGAAGCCGGTCTCGCGGCTGTAGTCGCCCAGGCCGTCGATGGTCATCTTGGGCAGGTAGATGGTTCCGGCGCTGCCCGCGTCGCGCACCATGTCGCTGTTCTGGCCGTCGAGGTCGGAGGTAACGGAAGCCTGCTCGGCGAGCTCGTCGAGCTTTTGGGTGTAGAGTGCCGCCTTCTTGGAAAAGTCGTTGGCCATTTAGGCCCTCCTTATCGCTTGTACTTGCTGAGGATTTTGTCGACCTTCTCCTCGGATGCCTTCGCGGCGTCGCCGTCGGACTTCAGCCCCGTGGAGCCGGTCTGCTTCTCGGAGAAGAGGTAGGGGCATGCCTCCTTGAGCTTGGCCATGTCGCCCTCGTAGTCGTCGAGCAGGGCCTTCGCCGCTTTGACGTTGCGGCAGCCCGCCATTTCGAGTTTGTGGGAGACGCGCTCGTCGGCCATCTCTGCCTTGAGCTTGTCCAGCTCGTCCTTGAGCTCGGCGCGGCCCTCCTCGGTCTTGGACTTCTCGTCGAGCTGCGCCTGCAGCTCCGCGATCTTGTCGTCCTTGGCCTTCATGTCGCGCTGGTACTTCTCGCGGTTGATGCCGGGTTGGCCGTGCTTGTCGCTGGGTTCGCCGTCCTCGCCGCCTTGGCCTTCGGCTGCGGGCTTCGGTTCGCCCTCGGAGCCGCCCTCAGCGCCCTCGTCCTTGGGGGGTTCGGGCTTCGGTTCGGTTCCCTCGTCGAGCTTGGTGGTGCTTTCCTCTGCCATGTCCTTCTCCTTACCTAGGTTTGTTTGCGCCCTTCCCTGGGCGAGATAGGTGGGCCTTTTGCGCATGCCCGGGCGGTACGGAGAAGGTACCGAGGGTGTCGCTCGGAACGAGGGCATGAAAAAAGCCGCCCGAGGGCGGCTCGCTTGTCAGTTCGTGTTCGTGGCTCTTGGGCTAGACGCAGATTCCCCGCGCCTCTGCCTCCGCCATCTCGCGTCTCCACTCCGCGAGCTCGTTCTTGAGCTCTTCCGGGGCGTCGTCGCGGAGGTGCCACCCATCCTCGTCGGAGTAGGCGTATTCGCTTGTCATGAATTTCGGCATCTCTAGCATCTCACACCGCCTTCATAGCGTCTTCTACCCATTTTAGCAGCTCCGTTGCCACAGGGCGAGGGTTGCTGCTGCATATCGCCTCGCTCAGCGCCTCGGCGAACCACTCCGCAGCGTTGCTCGCGCCGTACAGGCTCACCTCTTTCGGGATGTCCGACACCTTGAGCCCGCACCTCCTCATGATCTGGCCGCGAATCTTCGAGCTCACGTGTCCCTTGGTGCTTGGGAACTTGCCAGACCTTGCCAGGAACCCGTCGATCGCGTGGCAGAACTCGTGGACGAATATCTGGCGCTCGTCGCAGCCGGGCGGATGGAACCCTGCGGCTACGTCCTTCTGGTACATAGAGCGCAGCGTTGCGGCATCCCCGAAGTACTTTAGGTTCATCTGTATCTTTCCGCTGGTCGGGTAGCACCACGCGTACGCCTTGGAGCACCCGCGCGGAGCGGCCGCCGGGTCGCACGTCGACACCTCGCTGATGTGGCCGGCCATCTTCGGGAAGCGACTCGCGAGCATTTCGGCAGAGTCGGCGACCTGCTACTCTATCTCGCTCGGGAGCCCGGCCAGGTTTACGTTTCCGGATGCCATCCCGAAGGCGTTCTCCACCCTCGCCGTAGCGGTCGCTGCCTTGCCCGATTTCTTCGGAGGCTTGAACTTCGCGAGGACCCGATTGAAGATGTTCTGCTGGTTCGACCTGCTCAGGTACTTCCAGCTCCTTCCTTCGAGGCCCTGCGCTTTTAGCTCTTCCGCTATTGCCTTGCGTACGGCGCTCTCACTTGCTCCGCGTGCCTTGAGCGCGCGCTTCACGCCGTCGCTCTCCATGAACTCCTTCATGGTGCGGCGGCTCGCGTCCGTCTTGCGCACCCTCGGCATGTCACCGGCCCACTCGCGCCTCGGGCTGCGCTGCAGGACCGGCGCGCGGCCCCTTCCGTTCGCCTCGTCGATGTAGCGCCTCATGCCCTCCTGCTGCCCGCGCAGCTTGGCCTTGAGCCGTTCCACCTCGGCGATGTTCGCGAGGCTCGCGTCCTTGTCCGCTATGAGCTGCGCGCCGGACAGCTCGCGCTTGGTCTGCCGGATGTCGCGCTCGCGCCTGCGCTGCCCCTGCGTGAGCTTGTATATCTCGTCGTTGTCCAGCCCGCTCGGGTGCGACGGCTCCGGATCGTACTTTCGCGGCGTCCCCGGTATCCACGGGCCGAAGCTGTGCCGGCAGTTCGCGCCTCCCAGCCCGTCCACCTTGCCGTAGCCGGTCTCGGCGTAGAAGTCCTTGTAGGTCTTGCCGCCCACCTCCACCGTGCCGTCGAGCGAGTAGACGCGCCCCTGCCACCTCGCGTGCTCCGGCCGCGCCCCTCCGTGGCTCGACACCTCGACCAGGCGGATGCCCGCCTGCCCGCACACGTCGAGGGTGCGGCGCATGCCGTCCTGCGCTATCTGGGTGCGCACGTGGCGGCGCACCGCCACGTCGATGCGGTTGGTCACCGTCTGCCGCCCGGTGGTCGGGTCGCGGTACGTCACCGTGGAGACGCCCTCGCGCATCATGCGGCGCACGGCCTTGTGTATCGCCCGCTCGGCGGTCTCCGCTCCCGTGTTCACGTTGGTGACCGCCTCGGCGACGCACCGGTTCCACAGGTCGAGCGCGCCCTGCGCCATGTCCACGTTGTCGCGCTCCAAGATGGCCGCTATGCCCTGCGTGGTCATGCGGACCTGTCTCGGGTAGTCGTGCATGGCGGCTTCCAGCCACTCGTCGGTCCCGAGCCTCGCGGCGTCGTTTCTGTCGCTCCGCTGGATGGCGTCCTCCACGGTTCTCGCGATGGCCTCGTTCACCTCTCCGCTGTGGCTCCGGATGATGCCCAGGAGGTACGGCCCCTGGTTCTGCGCGAGCAGGTTCAGGGCGGTGAGGCCGCGCTGCCCCAGCCCCTCGACGTCCTCGTCGAGCAGGAGGCGGCAGAGGTGAGAGAGCATGTCGGCCTCTATCTCGCCGTAGACGGCGGCCACCATGTCGCCCGCCTGGTCGATGTAGTCCGGGTCGAGCATCCTAGAACCCCGTGTCCAGCACCGTCTGCTCCGGCATGGCCGCCTGCGCGTCCTCCTCGCTCATGCCGTAGAAGCGCGCGAGGTACATCCACTTGGGCACCACGCCCGCCGCGATCTCCGCGAGCATCTGCGTCTTCTCGGCCTGCGTGTCGGTGATGATGCTGTCGTCCCACACGATGGAGACGGGCTCGAACCCCTCGGCCACGCTCGCGCCCGTGTGGACGCGCGCGCACTCCACGAGAGCGGTCAGCAGACGCCCGAGCTCCTTGCCCAGCGCGTTCTCGTGGTTCCTGATGTTGCGCATGAGCGCGCTGTTGTCGCTCGACACCTCGGTGGCGGTCTTGAGGCCGCCCGCCTTGTCGGGCTTGAAGTACTGCGAGCCGAACCCGCACTCGTCGCCCAGGGCGGCGCACGCGTCGGCGTACACGCCGTGAATAGCGTCCGTGCGCATGGCGGGGGCGAAGGCGTAGGGCTTGCCCTCCTCGCCGATGGACGCGGACGTGAGGCGGTACAGGCGCTGCTCGCGGCTGCCGAACGGGACGGCGCGCTTGCTGCCGTCCTCCTCGGTCTCCGCGTCGATCATGGTTTCGGGGATCATCAGCACGACGCGCAGCAGGTCGGTCTCGTCGTACAGCGCGGTCCACGCCGTGTCGAGCATGCGCATGGCGTCGATGGCGTCGTGGAACACGCTCACGCCGTAGGGGCTGGTGTCCTGCACCGTGTTGTCGATGGCGGGGGAGAGCAGGCAGAAGGTGCGCTCGGCGCAGCGGGTGTCGAAGTCCTCGATGATGCCGAGCGACGCGGGGTCGAGCGGCTTTCCGTCGCGCCACACCTTGGTGCGGATGTGGTAGGTGCCGGTCTCGGCGTCCATCACGTGCATCTGCAGCTGCACGGCCTGCTTGCCCTTGGCGGTCACGCGGGTGCAGAACGCGCACTCCGAGGTGCCGTCCTCGTCCCACGTGAGGGGCAGCACCATCTTGGCGTCGTAGCGGCGCACGCGGATGGATGTCGCGCCGTCGCGCACGTCGAACCACAGCGCCATGGCCCCGGTGCCCATGGCGAAGGCGCGCTCGATGCCGCGCTGGAAGAGGGCGTACAGGCCCTCGTCCTCGCAGAACCCCTGCACCCACTCGTTGGCGTCCGCGCTCTCGCTCTGCGCGCGCATCTCGTTGGCGATGAGCGACGCCCATTCGCGGCAGACGCGGCGCGCGGGGCGCAGCGAGAGCTTCTGGCGCTCGTGGCTGTGCCCGTCCACGCCCAGGTACCTCTCCTTGTAAAACGGATGCGTCGCGGTGTACCACTGGTACCACGTCTCGATGTGCGCGCTCATGTCCGGCGGCATGGCGTACCCGCGTGAGGTGATCTCCTCGGATACGTACGCCGGCACCTCGAACTGGTTGTCTGCCATGGTCTAGCCCCTTCCTGCGTTCTTGTACGCCCCTCGCCTCGTCACCACGTCCATGAAGGCGTAACGGGTCGCGTCTATCCAGTGGTCGTTCCCGTCGGGGTAGTCGCCCGAGTACTCGCCCGTGCTCTCGTCCATCTCGAACTCCGCCTCCCGCACCTCGCGGGCGAGGTTCGGGCACCGCTTGGGGTCGATGACCCACGTGACGGACTGCAGGAAGCGGTAGCTCATGGAGCGCAGCCCGCCCTTGCCCGCGCTCCTCGCGTCCACGCCCTCGTCGCGCTGCGCCTGAATCTGGTCGGGCGCGGCGTCGTCGGACAGCACGCGCAGGCGGTGGTACGCGGGCTCCTTCGCCCTGCCGCCGGGCCCCTCGCCGTCGCTCCACGTGAGCGCGGCGCGGATGCGCGCTGCGGCCTCGACCGGCAGCACCTTGTTCCCGCCCAGCTCCGCGAACGTGATGATGCGGTGCTGCCCCGGCTGCCATTCGGAGAGGGTCCACGCCCACGGGTCGGGGAACCACCCGAAGTCCTGCCCGGCGTGCAATCTCTCGAACGCCGCGATCTCCTCGTCGGTCACCTCGCGGAACTCCACGCGGTCGAATATCTGCCCGCCGTAGCCCACGGGCTCGCCCAGGTACTCGTGGAGGTACGCCTGCTCGTCGGTCTCCTTGAGGTCTTCCGCGTCGGCTATGAACTGCGCGCCGAGCCATTCGGGCGGCGCGTCGGTGTAGCAGCTGTCGAACACCTCCTCGCCCGCGTCGCGGCGGCGGTCGGCCTCCTTGTTCGCCCAGTTGTCCCGGGTGCGCGGCGGGTTGTAGGTGTAGACCACGATGGTGCGCTCGCCGCCTCGCGCGGCGGACTGGCGCACGGTTCGCAGCTCGGACATGCCCTTGAACTGGTCGCACTCCTCGAACCACAGGAAGCCGATGGAGCCGAACGGGGGCTTGAGGCCCTTGCTCTTGTGCGGGTCGTCGCATCCGGCGAAGAAGATGACCTGTCCGGTGGACTTCTTGCGTATCTTGAGCGTGGAGACGGGCATCTCGTACTCGTCTTCCAGACCCAGCTCGTGTATGGCCCAGACCACCTGCGCGTACACGGCGTCGCGCAGGCTGTTCTTGCGCTTCATTACGGCGGCGGCGTGCTCCCCGGGGTTGTCCTCGATGTGCTTCACCAGCTCGATGGACGCCCACGAGCTCTTGAGCGAGCCGCGCCCGCCCTTGCACCAGAACTCGGTCTGCGCGCCCGTGGCCATGAGCATGTGTGGGCGGAAGAAGTCGCGCCCGATCAGCAGCGCGAAGTCGCGCGTGAACTCGCCGCGCTGCTCGGCCCGCTCCTCGGGAAGCGCGTCCAGCAGCGTCTTGCCCAGCTGCGTCACGGCGTTGACGGCCACGTAGTCGAGCGGCTTGCCCTCTCCTGCCTTGCGGACGCGCTCCACGCCCGCCTCGAAGGTCTCGCTCATGCCCGCGAGCACGTTTGCGCGGGTCGTCGTCGCGCGCTCGGCCGCGATGCGCTTGAGGGCGGCTATCCTAGCCTTGACCTCATCCGTCGCCTCCAACTTGCACGCCTTGTTGTCCACCGTCTCCGGCTTCCAGCGCGCGCGGTCCGGGTACGCGGCGAGCATCGCCTGCCGTTGCGTCATGCCCTCGACGCGCTTCTGGCAGTAGGTCTCGTGGCGCGGGTTCGCCAGCGGTATGTCCTTGGTGGCGGCCTCCACGCGCCCCTCCTTTCCGACGCCCTGCGTTTCGCGCTATCCCAGGCACGCGACGATCTCGCGCTCGCGCCGGGATAGCGCGAAACGCTCTGCGGCTGCGCGCTCTGCGGCTGCGCGCTCTGCTATGAGGTATCCGCTGCCGTAGATGGCCTTTCCCATGTCGCGCTGCATGTCCAGTCCGCGCGTGAAGCTCGCCTCCTCCGGCCTCACGCCGAAGTCGATGCCGTACTTGCTGTAGCGCGCGAGCATCGGGGCGGTCAGCACCTCGTACGGGTAGTCGTACTTCGGCAGCGCCTTCGCCCTGTCCCGCCTTATCCGTTCGACCGCCTCGTCCACTGCAGCGCGAAGCTCCGGCGCGCTCCTCGCGAGCATCGGGTCGAGGTTCGTCACGAACGACGTGTTCACGCTCGCCCCGTTCTCGTAAACGACAGCAGCGCCGGCCACGACCTTGCTGCACCTCTGGATGCCCATGCACGTCAGGGTGGGGGCGAACAGGAAGAAGCCCACGCCCCTGTCCTGGTAGAAGGAGACGATCTTCGACAGAATCGAGAAGGGCGGATTGTCCACTACGCAGCAGCCCTTCGGGTACTCGGCGCTCTCGTAGTCCCCGCCGGGGTAGAACGGGCGCACGACCTTCGCCGGGTCTACGCCGTACTCGCGGCACGCCCACGACAGCACCGCGTCGAACACCTCGGGCGGCGTGTAGCAGTCGTCCGTGGTCTTCTTCGGCTTGAACTTTTCCGTGAACTCCTCGTAGGTCTCGCCCTTTGCCATGCTTTCCTTCCTCGGTCTTCTTCCATGCGGCCCGTGCCGCGAGACGGCGGGAGCCGCCCCGCAGGACGGCTCCCTGTGCCCCGTTGCGGCGGAGGATGACCGCACGGCTATGTTCCCGAAGGTGTCGCTAGGCGCGGGCGAGCATGGAAAGCAGCATGCCGACGAAGCCCGCCATCTGCCAGGCGGCCCACGCCGCCAGGGCGTCGAGCGCGAGGCACCCGACGACGATCAGGAGGCATCCGAAGCGGCATCCGGCGCTCTCGTCTTCAAGATGCTCGCGGGGCTCCGCCTCATTCCCCATCGCCGGCACCCCCGCACCATTCCGCCACGGTCCTGTGCGGTATGCCCAGCTGCTCGCAGATTCCGCGCTCGCAACGAGCGCCCTTCGAGCCGAAAACACCTGGAAGCTCCGCCACGCCGTCGTAGACCGGCAAGCGCCTGTTGTCTACCGCCAGCATCTGGGTGATGCTCGCGCGCATGGCCTCCTGCCACGGCACCCCTGGTCTTATCCAGTCATGGGGAATCTCCACCTCGTACCCAGCGGCGCGCAGCTTCTTCCGCGCCTCCTCGAACGCCTCGCGGTTGTCACCCTCGCGCCCCGACACGGGGCCGATGACGTACAGCCTCATCTCATAGCCTCCTTGAACAGCTCGCGCGCCTCCTTGGCTGAGCACCGGATGGCACGGGCTATCTCCTCGAACGTGCAGCCGCTCTTCACCCGCATGCGGTAGACGTGCTTCGCGAGCTGGTAGCGGTTGCGCTTGATCTCCTCTTCCTTCATGACTGGGTGCCTTTCATCCGGTTCTTGCTCGTGAGGTGGTAACCGCCGCAGTACGGGCACCGGTACCAGTCCATATCGAACTTCGCCCCCGACCTCATGGCCGCGATCTCGCTCGCGAACCTCGTCTTGTCGGAGCACATGCGGTGCTTGCGAGCGGTGTGCCGCCTGTGGTGGTGCCTGCTGTGGCTCACTGCTGCCTCTTCTCTCCCCACGCGCAGAAGTCGTCAAGGCCGACCTCAAGCATCTCCGCTGGCTCGCTCCCGGTGTAGGGCTCGGGGAGGCCCCAGTCGGGCTTGTCGTAAAGCTGGTGGCAGAAGGCCGTCGAGCCATCGGGCACGATGTCGCAGAACCTGCAGTCGCGGCACCGCACGATGAGCTCGCAGCCGGAGCACTCCGAGCTCATCGTGCGGTGCCTCCGTTCCTGGCTATCGAGGCGTTCGCCCACATGACGCTCTCCTCCAGCTTGGTCATTGCCAGCGACTTCTCGCGGCTGTTCGGGCATCTCTCCTCGACGAGCTCGGCGAGCTCGCGCGCCTTCGCCCTGATCGCCTTGTAGAGTGCGTCCTGGTCGTCGGTGGGCGGGTGGTACGTGAAGTTGCGGGCTACCGCCTCCATGCTCATCTTTCCTCCGCCTCCTTGACGAACGGCATCACGTCGCCCGCCATGTCGATGAACGCGCCGCAGCGCACCCAGTCCGGCGCGGGGCCGCTGATGGCCTCGATGGCGTCGGTGATGTGCTTGCGCGCTGCGTCGAGCCTGATGCGCGCCTCGCGCGCCCTGTCCTGCTCCGTCATGTCTCCTCCTAGTAGTCCTCGAAGCCCTCGCATGCGGGGGCGTCCGGCTCTATCTCCTCAAGGTCGCATCCGTCGGACGCGCAGATCTTGACCTCCGTCCCGTCGAGCAGCCTGCAGCGGCTGCAGAAGCGGCACTCGCCGCACTTCCTGCCCTCCCACGGGTCCGGGGCGTTCCAGGGCGCTCGCGGATCGTCCTCGAAGCACCCGGGCGGCAGGTTCCAGCCGCTCGGCGGCTCGTATTGGCTCATGCGCGCCACCTCCTCAGCGGTCTCCAACCGTCCATTTCGAGCGCGGCCGCGTAGCTCGTCGGCTCGTCCAGCAGCAGGTACTCAAGGTGCCCGCCGACGCCGCCAAGCATCCGTCCGTAGTTGCCGAAGTTCCCCGGCACGGCCTCTCCCGGAACCCACCGGAAGTGCAGCCTGTTCGCGTGCGCGAGGCCGTGGCAGTAGGGGCGTCCGTCCGCGTCGGAGAGGTTGTTGCCGAAGCCGCACAGCGTGATCGTGGGCTTCTCGACCTCCACGCCCGCGCGGTAGAGCCTCCCTGCGCCCCTGCGCACGATGTGATGCTGGTTCAGCGGGTGCGGCCTTCCGCACACCGCGCAGCGGTCGAGCCTGATGCTCGGCGCGCTCATGAGCGGCACGAGGATGGCGGGCAGCGTGTCAACCTTGGCCATGGAGCCTCCTGTCCGCGCCCCTCATCTCGTGCTTGGCGCACATCTCGGAGAGGCGGCTAACGATGGCGAGGGCGGTGTCGACGTCTCCGTTGCGCGACAGCCTCCCGCCCAGCGCCTTGCGGTCGTACTGCGATGTGACGACCACCGGCCTCATGGTCTCGTACCTGTCGTTGATGACGCGGAACACCTGCGTGAGGGTCCAGTCCGTCGGCGGCTCCTTGCCCAGGTCGTCTATCACGAGGAGGCCGCACCGCGACAGCCCCGCCAGCACGTCCTCCTCGCTCGCCTGCGTGCCGAACGTGCCCTTGAGTCTGGCGATGATGCCGGGCATGTCCGTGACGCGTACCCTCATGCCCTCGTCAACCGCCATGCGGGCGACGGCGGACGCGAGGTGCGACTTGCCGGTGCCGACGGGGCCGAAGATGTAGGCCCCGCGCCCCTCCCGGACGCCCTCCATGATGCCCGCCGCCATGGGAGACTCCGCGACCGCGAACCTCGGCTTGATGCCGGCGCGCTCGTAGTCCCTGCGGCGCTTCTCGGCCTCCTCGCGCGCCCTACGCTCGGCCTCCTCGCGCTCGCGCTCGGACCGCTCGGCCTTCGCCCCCGGGCACCCGCACGGCTCGAAGCCGACCACGTGCGGCTCCTTCGCGCCGAAGAGGGCGGGGAGCACGATCGGCTCTAGCTCACGCCCGCAGTGCGGGCATCGTCTAGTACGCTGCGAACGGGTCTCCATCGCGCGCCCCCTTCCTCGGTCTCGGCCTGTTCAGGTAGCTCTCGAACTTGGTGCCGAAAAGCGTCTCTGGGCGCAGGTACGCGGCCATCTTCGGGTCGTTGAGCCACGCCGCCGACATGGTTGCGATGACGGCCTCGAAGTCGGGGAGGCGGAAGCCCTCCGCCCATCTGGCGTGGATGAGCTGCCGCGTCTTCTTCGAGGTCGGGCGGTACGACGTCCCCAGCGCCCCGTTGAGGGCGGCCACGATCTCCGTGTAGGGGATTCCGCCGTCCTCCTCCCCGCACCCCTCCTCCTCGGAAGGGGAATCAGGAAGAGGAAGAGAGGAAGAGGAATATATATCGCTTGCCTGTTTGCTTTCGGCGTTGCTTTCCTCTTCGCTTTCCGGTTCGCTTGGCGTTTTGCTTGCCTGTTTGCTTCGCCGTTTGCTTGACTGTTTGCTTTCTGTTCTGCTTACCGACTTGCTTCCGCCCTCGCTCCCTGCCACGATGCGCTTGCGGCTCTTGTCGAGCACCGGGCGCACCATGGCCAGGGCCATCCTCTGGGCGTCCGTGCGGGGCGACGGCTCCTCTCCCGTGCGGAGGTAGCGCACGATCATGCCGATGAGCTCGTCGCCCGCGCGGCGGTTGCCCAGCTGCAGGGGGCCGTCGATGAGCGAATCTAGGACCTGCACGCCCATCACCACGCTATGCCGCGCAGCGTGCCAACGATGCCCGCCAGGAGCATCGAGCACAGCAGCGCGACGGCGAGGAGGGCGAGCAGGAGCAGCGACGCGCAGATTGCCGCCGCCGCGACCTGCTGGAACCTCTTCACTGCTCTCCTCCTAGAACGGGATGTCCTCGTCGTACACGTCCATGACAGGCTGCTGCGCCGCCTGCGGGGCGAACTGCTGCTGGGCGGGCGCGGGTGCCTGGGCGACCTGCTGCGAGCCGTAGCGGGGCGCTGGGGCGGCCTGCTGCCGGTATCCCTGCTGCGGGTGCTGCTGGGGCGGGTAGGCCGTCTGCTGGTAGCCCTGCGGCTGCTGCGCCTGCCTCGGCTGCGGCGGTCTGATGACGCCTATCTCGCGCACCTTGAGGTACGCCTTGGAGCGGTTCTGGCCGGTCTGCTTGTCCTGCCAGCTGTCGTAGGCGAGGCTGCCCCACAGGAGCAGCAGCGCGCCCTCGACGATGTTGCGCGCCTTGTCGTCGTGCTGGCCGTTGTGCCAGTACTCGCACTCGAAGAACTGGGGCGTGCTGGTCTTGGTGTCGCGGTTGTAGTTCGGGCTGTTGACGGAGAAGCGCGTCACGAGCTGCCCGCTCGTGGTCGAGCGCGTCTCGACGTTCTTGGTCACGTAGCCGTCGATGGTGAAGTCCTTCACAGGTATCCTCCTTGCGTCACGTTCCCGCTGTTCCACACGCGGGTGATCTGCGCGTCGACCATGCGGATGCGCAGCTTGTAAACGTTGATTGCCTCCTGGCTCGCCTTGTAGATGGCCTCGGAGCAGTCGCGCAGGCGCTTGAGCTCCGCGATGTCGGGGCGACCCCGGCACAGGTCGCTCGTGATGGTCGCGGGCGTGCCCTTATCGCGCTCGTCGAGGATGGCGAGGCGGAGGGCCTTGCGGTACTCCGCCTCGTTCTCGGCGTACTGGCAGCCGCTGGTCTTGCAGACCTCAAGCTCGGCCATGAGCTGGTCGGTGAGCTCGTCCAGCTGCTCGTACAGCTCCTGCATGGCCTACTCGATCTCCCAGGAGGGTGCGGGGCAGCACCCGGGGTTCTCCGCGAACGCCTCGTACTGGGCGGCGTCCTCGAACTGGTAGCGGGTGCCGCAGCTCCGGCAGTGGGCGATGAACGGGCCCTGCGGCGGCTGCCCCTGATTCTTGGCGGGGGCGAGCTGATCGGGGTCGCTCTCCCCGTCGATGGCGAACATCCCGCAGAGCGCGTACTTGCGCGCGTAGCTCGACGCCATGCCGGTCACCTGGGCGTCGTCGCTCTTGCTCTTGTGCTCGGCCTCGCGCGCGTAGGCCGACAGCGTGAACATCTCCCCGGGCTCGTCGGTGAAGAAGGCGCACACGGTCGCCTTGACGTAGTAGCGGTCCCCGACGTTGGCGATCTCGTCGTGCATGAAGAAGCCGATGCCCGCGTCCTCGCACGGCTTCTTGAGCGCGGACACTATGTCCTCCAGGCTGCGGTAGTTGAAGCCGCCGAACTCGTTGTACCTCGCCTTCGGCACCACGACCGAACGCTGCACCTGGGCTATGGCGCTCAGGATGCTGCGGGGCTGCTCGCTCGTATCAGCCATTGAACCCTCCCATCTGGCGGCGCTCCTTCTCGGCCGCCTGCTCAAGCGTCCCTGTTATGAACTTCCCTGTGACCCTCGGGCTGAGGCTCCCGCAGAAGCGCCCTATCTGCTGCATCTGCTCGCGCGACGCCGCCGCGATGACCATGACGCACGGAACGTACTCGCCGCCCGGGGCCGCCACGGGGGCTGGCGCAGGCGGAGCGACGGGTGCGGGTGCCGGCTGCGCGGGCGCGGGGGCGGGCTCGGGCCGCTCGCCCGGAACCGCCTCCGGCTCCGTGCCCGGCACCGGCTCCTCGAAACGCTCCTCAACCGCGTCGCGCAGCTCCGCGATGCGTTCGTCGGCCGCCTGCGCCTCGCGCGCCGCCGTGAGCGCGGAGCCTAGGTCGAGGGTGCCGAAGAACGTTCGCTCCGCCGTCTCGTAGTGGGGGAGCAGGCCTTTCTGCGACTGCAGCGTCTCCCAGTCGTGCGCGACCTTCGCGACCTTCTCGTCAATGGCCCTCTTGGCCTTGATCTCGCCGAACGTCTTGTTCAGCCACTTCTCCTCGTGGATGCGCTCGTAGGGGACCACTGGCACCAGCAGCCCCGCCAGGTCCTCGTAGTACTCCTTGAGGATGGCGTACGCCGCGTCCTTGCGGCGCTCCTCCGCCTCGTCCAGCTGCTCCTTGATGTTCGCGCTCGCGCTCTTGACCTTCGCTGCGATGGCGTTCGCCTGTGCCTCGAACTCCTCGTATGGGCGCATGTACTCGCGCTTCACCGCCTTGCGGCGCTCGTCGATCTCCTTGGCGATGCCGTTGAGGTACGCGCGGTCCCGCTTCGCCTGCTTGATGCTGTCTGCATCGGTGAGGTCGTAGCGCGCCTCCGCGTATCCCTCGATCATCTCCTCGACGCGAGCGTCGAGGGCAGCGAAGTTCGCCTCGATGGCCGCCGGCGTGAAGCTCACGGCGAGGCCCTTGTCCTCGATGACCTCGGCCTGCACCTCGACGGGATGCTCGTCGCTACTGCTCATCGTCTCCTCCTTCAATGACCGACCTGCACGCGCGGACGGTCCTCCGCTCGGCATCCGCCGGCTCGTACCCGTCCTTCTCCATGGCCTCGATAAGCTCAACGGTGTCCCTGGCAGCGCCCCTCCACACGTAGTCGGCCCCGTTTCCCGAGAGGACGTTCCAGATGCCGAACGCCGTGGGGCGCTGCATGGATTGGAAGCCGATGGCCACGGACAGCGGGCAGGGGGAGGATTCGACCTCCGCCCCGGTTGCTTGCTCGAAGTCGCCGACTTCGCGGCACGTGAGCGCCTTGGCGTTCAGGAGGCGGGCGGTGCTCCGCATCGAGGTGACGTCGCGCACCCGTTCGCCGAGCCACGCGCGCCGCGCCCTCTCCGCGTCCTCGAACGCCGAGTAGAAGTCGGCCTTCTCCTGCGCCTCGCGCTGCGCCTCCTCGTCGACGGCCTCGCCGTCGGACGCGGGCTCCACGAACGTGAGGCCGTATTGCGTCTCGACCGCCACGCATCCCTTCCCGTGGCCTTCGAGGTACGAGCCAAGCTGCTCGCTGTTGTAGGCGCTGAACGTGCGCGCCGCCTTGTACCCTTCGGGGGTGTCCCCGGCGATCTCCACGCCGGCTGCCTTCGCGGCGTCCACCATCGCCGCCATGGCGGCCTTGCGCTCGCGCTCTGCGACCATGCGCTCGTAGACGCGCCGCCAGTCCTTGGCGGGGCAGTCGCGCAGCTTGGACACGGCTTCGGCGTCGCCCGCGAACTCGTCGATGGCGATGAGGCGGTCGAGCGTCATGTCGTACGCCGCGTCCCCCGCCGCCCTCGTCGCCCTGCGCGCACGCTTGACCTTGCCCGCGTCGATACGGGCGACCGCTGCCACCTCCTCGTCGGGGATGTCGAGCGCGAGCATGGTCTGCACGCCCTTGCTCATCTCCTCCGGCGTGAGGGCGCGCTTGGCATCGGTCTCGACCATGGCCTTGGCGGCCTCCTGTCGGGCCGTCTCCGCATCCGCCAGGTCGTCGAACACGTCGGCGTAGAATCGCTTGGTGCCCAGCTTCTTCATCGCCCAGTAGCGGCACTCGCCGTCGATGATCTGGTAGATGCCCCCGTCGCGGTAGAGGATGGGGCGCACGCGCGGCTGCCCCGGGTTGAGCTTGTTGTACTTGAACTGCTCGGCGAGCTGCCCGATGTACTCCTGGCACTCCTTGCTTGACGTGTCGCGCGGGTTCATGCGCACGTCGTTCTCCTCGTAGGGGTAGACGTCCTCGATGTCTACCAGCTCCATGGTCTGCACTAGCCCAGCACCTCCTTGAGGAACTTCTTGAGGCCGTCGCCGTCTCCAACGGCAACGCACTTGCCGCCGGACAGGATGCCCTTCTCGAAGACAACGCCTAGGGCGATCTCGTCGGCCTCCTCGCGGGCGCTCTCGTAGTAGTCGGCATCGCAGCCCCCGCAGGTGAGGTCGTCCGCCATGAGGCGCGCGCCCATCTGGATGCCGTGGTAGAGGACCGACCGCAGCAGGTCTTCCTCCTCGATGGCGGGGAACGCCTCGTCGATGCGCTTGAAGGACTTCTCCATCTCCTTCTGCGTCACGACCTTGATGCCCTCGTCCTTGCGTCTAAACATTTCGTTTCCTCCTGTTGTTCTCGTTTACCTTCTCCTGGATGCGCTCCTTGCGCTTCTGCGCCGCCTTGACGCGGCGCTTGAGATATGCCGTCGCCCACCTTTCCATGGCGGCGTCGTGCTCCTCGGACGCCTTGGCAGCCTCGTAGCTGTCCATGCCGTCCGTCGGTGGCATCTGGGGCATGGGGTCAGCCCTCGATTCGCGCTGCGCCTCCGACTTCTCGTAGACGGCGCGCTGCTCCGGTGTGAGCTGCGCCATGAGGTCGGATATGCGCCACTCGATCTCGGTGAGCTGCCTCTTGAGGCGGCACGGCTCGCATATGCCGTGCTTCCCGAGGGTCGCCCTCCTGCATCCGCAGACCGGGCACGTTTCCAGCTGCGGCTCGTAGTAGCGCGTCGTGACGTTCACGCCGAGGCTCCGGAGCCGGTTCACGGCGTACTTGAGCTGGTTCTTCGACAGCTTCAAGCGCCTGCGCAGCTCGCGCTCCGGCATCGTGCCGGCGAGCTCCGCCACCTTCTTGAGGTCTCCGGTCGTCCATACCCTCGGCTTCGTCACGCGCTGCGCACCTCCACCTCGATGCGCGGGTGCTGCTTGTCGTAGGCGAAGCGGTCGGACAGGCCGGCGACGTAGCGCGGGGTGTCGTCCTTGATGACGCCGGCGCGCACGAGGCCGTCGAGGATGAACTTCTTGGCGAACGCCACGTTGTCCATGTCCCTGCGCCGGTTCTCCTCGACCCACGTGAAGGCGATCTCCACGGGGCAGCTGAACTTGGGCATGCCCTGCTCGATGGCGGCGATCCCGGCGCGCTCCGTCTGCTGCTTCTTCATGGTCGAGGCCGCGAAGCGGTTGGCGCGCTCCGCGCGCACGTAGTCGTTCAGCCCGGGCATGCGGCCGGGTATCACCATGAACGCCCTCATCGCGCGCCCCGCTGGATGTCGTAGATGCGCCGCGCCTCTTCGAGCGAGCCGGCGACGAACTCGTCCTCTCCCACGATGTCGTGCCAGAACTCGACGAGCGGCACCTGGTCCACGGGGGGTCTCGCGGAACCTGATGGCGGACATGAGCATCGGGCGCTCCATGACCATGTACCGCGAGAGCACGCTCCACAGGTTGTGGTCGGCTTGAACTCGCTGGCGAGCCTCACGTCCATGCCGTAGCGGCGCGCCAGCTCGTAGACGTTGCCGCGCTGGATCAGGTCGCCCTCCTCCATGAGGTAGCCGCAGAAGTCCTTGAGCTTGCGCCACTTCTCGGGATGCAGGCGCACCCACCAGCACGCCTTGGCGACCATCTGCCGCGCCCTCTCGTCCCAGCTCACAGCGCCCTCCACAGCCACGCGGCAGCGCCCAGCAGGAGGGCGCAGAAGCACGCTAGGAGGACACCGGGCGGGACCGGCGCGAGCAGCCACATGAGGAAGGACGCGGCCGCCATGGGCAGGATGCCCGTCATGGTCGCCGCGAACAGGATGAAGAGCGCCCATTCCCTAGGGCCGTGCGGCCACCCGTCTGCTAACATGGCTCTTGATTCACCCCTGCGGTGAATCTCTGCGGGGCGCGTGCGATGCTTGCCGGCTGCGACGCGCCCCCTCCTCTCCTTGATGACTTCCATTCCTGAAACTTCCTCTCGTTCTCGGAGCTCTTGTAGAACTCGGCCATGGATGCGCGTATCCGCTTGCACATGGCCGCCTGCGAGGGCGTCACTAGTCCTCGGAGGGCACGACGGAGATGGCACCGTCCGCCACCTTGTAGGTGACGCCCATGACCTCGAAGAGGCAGTGGTGCGAGGGGTCGGTCTCGTCCATCTCGATCGGGTTGACCAGGTACTCGCGGAAGCCGAACTGCTTGTACGCGAGCTTCTTCACGCGTTCGATGTCCTCGGTTGCCGCTCGCAGGTTCTTGGTCTTGCTTGCCATGGTTTGCTCCTTTCTGATTCTGTTAAACCGAACTTAATCGACAAAAAAATTTGTGATGCCTTCGACGAGAATTCGTTTGCCGAGCTGTGTTAAACAGCTATAGAGATTCACTAGCTCGGAGATACGAAACTGGTCAGGATGAAGCTCTCTTTGCTGGTAGGTGACCCGAGAGAGGCCGCAGGCATCGGCGGCATCTTCTAGTGTCACCTTTGAAGCTCGGCGTGCTGCTGCAATCATATCGTCGTCCATCTGCCCTCCTTTCTGTGTGGTTCCAGTATAACTGTAATTCGGTTAAACACAATAACTTTTTTGGAAAACCTAACTAGCGTGGTGTAAAATTCGGTTTATAGAAAAGGAGGGCGGTATGGGAATCCCCGAGAACATTGATGCCCTGCTGGTGAA